CGTGCATTAATGTCCCTGTATTTACTCCGTTGATCTTTAATGAACGAACGGTTTTTAAATGCAGGTTGTCGCCCAGGTCAAACGACTTGGTGCGCAGGTCCATCATGATCGGCGTCCCGTTGTCTGTAAGGGATTGGAAGCCGTTGTAAATGTTGCCGTTCAGCGCGTCGCAATAGTAGATGTCATTGAAGTACGTCGCCATCGTTCCGATGCTGACGCCAGAGTGGATGCGCCAATTGTTCTCGTAGTCGTATTCGATTAAAAGGTTGTTGAATGAAGATCCTGCGGTGGCCACCGAGAGGTAATAGGACTTGTTGAAAAACAGGCTGGCCGCCCGCACATTGGCGCCGCTCGTCAAAAGCCAGTTGGTCGTAACCGTGCTCACCTGCGGAATCTGATCGGCGGTGGCGGTCAGGATCATTTTGTATTGGAAAAACTCGAATACTGCATTGGTCGGGAACGCGCCATTGATCACGGAGGCAAACGTGGCCGAAGGAATCCCGCCGGAGCTGGACGCGGTGCGGAAATAAGGCGAGACTGCGCTGGACACCGCATTGCTTTGAAATTCGAAGATGCCCCAACCACTCGGGACTTGTCCGGTGTCTACGATGGACGAAATGAACGTTGAAACCACCGTCCAATCCAATTCCGCCGTCACAAGCGACGCCGATGTACTTCCGTCGGACGATGAAGACGTGAGCGTGACTTTGATTTTCGCGTAAGTGTTTGGCGTGGCCAATCCGATCGCCGTGTAACTGGAATAGCCGGAGCCCGAAGACGCTGACGTTGCGATCTGGATGATCGCTGATGTCCCAGCCGGAACCATGACCGACTGGACTAAATTGTTGAGCGCGGTTGCGTCTGTCGTGAGCGCAATGGCGGGGGAAGTCCACGTGCCAGTGCTGTTGAATTTGAGCGTCGGCGTTCCAATCAAGGGGATTGACCGATTATCCGTCGTGGCCAGGTTCAGGAGAATCCGCCAATACCGATAGACCCCGCCTGTGAGCGAATTGCTCCCGGACGGATTGGAAAGGGTGTCTGTTGTGACCCAGGTTGACCCGTTGGTGCTGCCTTGGACGACGGCGCTGCCGCTTGTTGAAGCTGGGTAAGATCCGGCGGACAAAACCAAGGACATTCCAGAAGTCACGGTCGTGCTCAAGGAATCGTAGGCTCCGGAGATCCAGCCGCCCGAGTCCGCAACGGGCGTTTTCGAGAATGTGTAAGTCCCAGCGATCGAGCGATGAGTGGAATTGCTGGGCGGGCCAAAGGGCGCCCACGTGCTGCCGCTTGATTTAGAATAGGCCGGGCCGCCGCCGGACCATGACCCGCTAGTGAAAGTCAACTGATCAAACTGTCCACCGTTATTGATCAGCGTAATGCTGACCACGATCCAGTATCGCGTTCCTCCCGTCAAGGAGGCATTAATGGTGGCCGTGGGGATCGAAAGAGGCTGATCCGCGCCGTTGCCGCCAGGGAGGGAGAAGGTTTGCGATCCGATGGATGAACCGGGTAAGCCGCCCGCGTCGCTATAGACCGCAACCACGATATTGAAATTCCCGGCGGACGCGTTGGCCGCATACATGTTGAACCCAAGCCCCGAGATTGTCCCCAGCGTGCCCGTGACGGAAGGAATAATGGACTGGGCAATGTTGTTTGAGAAATAGCGTGTGTTCACCGCATCGGAATTCCAGTTGACCGTGCCCGCACCGCCTAGACTTTCACCCGTGAAGTCGGAGCCTGCCGGAAGCCGCACGTTGCTGCCAGAAATTTGTCCATCGCCCGTCAGGATTCCCGATCCCAGAGACGGCGCAAAAGTCGTTGGGACTTGAAGCGTATCCCCTACCGGCGCCAGATTGGAAAGGACGCCAGCGGCCCAATCCGCCGAATGGGAATAAAGCACTTTTGGATTGATCGTTTGGATAGTGCCGGGATTAGTGAACAAGTCAATGCCGGCGGTTGAAGTCCCGCCCTCAAAATCCGATTGAGACGCCTGCGAATTGAGCCGAGACAAATAGGAGATCTGCGCCAGGTTGAACGTTAAGTCCTGAATATTGTCTGACATGTGCTGGATGATGGACCCGTTCGTGTAATAAATGCCCCGGTTGGGCAATGCTGCCAGCCACATAAGCGTGGGGACGGACACGATCAGGCGCGTTTGGATTGAGCGGTTATCCACGCAACCCACAGCGGTTGAAAGCGAGTTGTAGTAAAACGAGCTGTCCGTGGTTCCTAAAATGGTCCCGACCGTATGCTGCCCGAACACGTAAGGCAAGCCGTTTAAGAATCCAAATCCCGTCATGATGTCGTCGGGTGGACCCGCGATGGCATTTTGCGGATAAAACACGTCCGGCGCTCCGGCCAGTGACCAATAAATATTCTTGCCCGCAATGTCGATCACGAAAATGCGGTCTAAGTACAAGAGGCAATATTTAAAAAGCGGCGGCCCGAAGTTGAGCGATGGGATTGGCGTTGGCGTGGACCCGATCACGAGCGTGTCCGAAAACGTGGTGGTCGTGTTGTTATTGATCGTGGTCAAAAGCAAATAATTGCCGTCGTTATTGTCGCGGTAAATATTTCGCCCCGTCACGCCGTAGCCACCCACGGGAATGGCCGATAGCCCGATCGTAAAATTGGGTCCCGCCGCCGTCTGAATGGATGACGCTGCCGACGGGTTTGATTCTTCGACGCCGTTGTAATAAAGATAGGTGACTTTGTACGTGTGCGCACCCGCCGGAACCGATCCGCCAGACGTAGGAGTGCCGGATGTAGGCGCCGAGCCCGGCGCGGTTGATCCCATGGGCCGGACCTTGGCCGGCGTCGCGGTATACGAGACGCCGCCATAGGAAGTTGCAATATCAATGACAATCGGCGCGTCGACCCCGTTACAGCCGTACACTTTGCTTTGATAGGTCACAAATTCAAAGTTCGCCGGGTTTGTAAATCCGGTCCCACCGACCAAATTGGCAAAAAGGCCATTTCCCGTCGATGCTTTGAGTGTTCCCGCGTCGTTGACGATAAATAGGCGTTGGCCCGTCGAGAAAACGCCTTCGAATTGATCGAGCGCGGGGCCAGTCAAAAGACTGGCCGGATTCCAGATGATTCCGCCCTGACGTTTTTCCGCTTGGCCCGAGGCCGACGTAATTAAATTCCGCGAACCCTTCGTGAAAGAATTATTGGCCACTACGTTGGAGTCGGGCGGATACTTGGAAATGTAGGAGCCCCATTTCCCATCTTGCGCCGGAATGTTGAGTGACGATTTATTCATGGCCCTTTAGCGTTTCCCGTTGAGTGTGACCGCGAGACTTAGCGTTCCGCTCGATGGCGCAATGACGGACAATTCGATATAGCGGTAATTGAAATTGCCAAAATCCCAACTTGTCGAAGTCGCCGTTGTCGTCGCCGCCGACGCGAGGTATGTGGCGCTAGAAACAGGGAGCGTGTTGTAGTTCACTCCGTCGTTCGACGCCAACCATGCCATGCTCACGTTCCCCGTATAAGCAGCGGTCGAGCCAGAAATGGCATAGACGGCCTGCGCCGAGAGTCGACTGATCGAAGAATCCGACGGAATTGTATTTACGTCCAGAACATACGAGTGATTCGTCGTGATCGTCCCGGAGGTCAGAATTGCCGTGAACATCCACGCGGCGCTTGCAACACCCGCGAGGCTTAAAAAAATTGAGGCCAATAACGCTTTATTTTTCATCGTAATCTCCATTTAATTGTTGTACTTGTGCCCGTCGGTATTTGTGAATCCCGGCGTCCTGGATCTCTGAATCGCGCCCCACAAAATTGCAATATTGGTCGAGTACATGTTTCTGGCGTAAAGCACTTGCCCGTAAATGTGCGGGACGACTCCGCGATGCGAAGTCCCACCTTCGGCCCAAACGATTGAGCGCCGGAGCCGAAGGCTGATAAATTCTTTGATCAAAATGAAATCGGAAAGCCCAATGATTTCGGTCGTGGACCCCATGGCGTCGGTCATGCCCAGCGTGTCGGCCAACGCCAAAAGGTCCGTGTCCGTAAATGTTTCGCTCGCGGAAAGGGCTTCCGAAAATGATGCTGCAATAACAGTCGCCAACACATCGGCAACACTCACCCCGTCGGCGGCGCCGGTTTGAATTACCGAGGTGAGCACAGCGTCGGCGGCGCCCAACACATCCGTGAGAATCGTCGTAATATTCGCTACTTTTACATCCGTAGGCGCCAGGCTATCCGTCAGCGAAGCCTGGATATTGAGCACGAGGGCATCAGAGCCCGAACAAGCATCAGTGAGAGCAATAATGACCGTCCGTTCCGAATAGCCGGCTTGGGCATATTGACGTTTGGCGTAAAGTGAGGGTCCCGAGGCTACCATTAGGGCCTTGTCACGTGGGCATCGTAAGTTTCTTTATCAATAAACGTGCATGTCAGCCCTTGCGCCGAGAGCATGTCGGTGATTTGCTCCTGCGTCATTCCCTCATACGTGACATAGGCACCATCGGAGCGAAGGGTGTAGATAGTGTCCATTAACGCATCCTCCTTGCTGAAATAGCGCCCGCCATAAGCGGCGAACCAGTGACGGTTGGGCTATAGGTTTTGACATAGATCGTCGTTGTCGTTGTGATGCTGACACGCCAGCGGGGGATCACGCAGATGCCGCCGTAGAAACCGGAGCCGCTGGTAAAACCGGAAGCCGTTGGGCCATAGACTGTATTCCCCGTGTTTGTGTCTGTTGTCGTATTCCCCGAAAAAGCAGAAAGGGCAGAAGCCATGTACGAATTCGCGGTGGTGCTCTGGGAGAATCCGCCGTACCCACACACGTCCCAATCGCCCGCCGTCAGACTGATGCTCGTGATGTTGGTGAACGTGTTGTTTGTAAGTCCAGCAACGCTTGAAGCAAACGCAGAGACATATTCCCCAACATAGCCCGCCGCCGCGTTGTTGTTGGTGGTCGTCCCTTTTAAGGCGCATCCAACATCGCTAAAAGTCGCGGCGAGAGTCGGCGCTCCATTGTTGACGGACGAGGCAGACACATCTAAATGTCCGTCGCTCGGAGCGGAAACAAAATTAACATCGACGGAACCTTGACCTGTCTTATTGCTCACTCCCGCCACAACGTCACGATTGGATGAAATGTCCAGTTGGCTACTGTTAGAAGCGCTAAATAGCGCAAGGTACGCTTTTTGGGCATTCGTCGCAGTAGTGATAGCCAAGAAATTATTCGATGCTCCTGAGACGGTTGAGGAAAGTAAACCCGTCAACGTCCCGCCGACCAAAGGCAACATGGCGGTTACTGCGTCGTACCAATTCGTGAGGCCAAACCCGTTTTTGATTTGGTTGGTTAAATGCTGGAATCGGGCATAGAGAGTTGCTGCGGTCGAGGTTGCCGTAGCAGGCGTAATCGCGCTGATCGCATTGAACAAATCTGTTTCAACCGCTTTGATTTCGTCTTTGAGTGAATTGTGGTGCGCGGCGACGATCGTGGCCGACACCGCTGCTAAAGATAAATGCGACGCCGCGCTCGTCCCGTCAGATCCACGTGTGGCGCCGGTTAAATTGCCGCCCGAAACGCCCGTGTAGGCAATGACTTCATTATCAATCGTGATATAGCCGGTCGTCGGAAACCCCGTCGTCGACGTGAGCGGAATGGTCGTGACGACGTTATCAATCCCGGCGGAAAGCGTCGTTTGGAGCGAGTTGACCGCGACCGAAAGATTCGCGTCAGTTGCGGCGGCTGTTGGCCATTGTGCAGACATAAATTCTCCTTAGCTAAAAGTCACTGACCACGTGAAAATCAAAGTGTCGCCCGCTTGCTTGTTGTAGGCGCTAAACACTTGATGAGCGAACATCGTGCCGGTTGTGACGGCGCTGAAAAGGCCCGCTTCGGTAATCGCGCCGGTTCCAACGCCGGGCGAGAATGTCGCGGTGTTGGTCCACACGTTCGTGGAATTGCTTAAAACGCCAATTTGCCGGGCATAGCCGCCGCCAGACATTTCGGTTTGCAGTGCCGTATCGCCAGACGCAGCGGCGGTCGTCCCGGTGCCTAAGCCCATGTAGGACATGAACTTTCCGGCTTGCGACGCAGCGGCAAGCCAAGTCGCCAAATACGTTTTGCCGACCGTAACCACCAAGTTGTGCTCTTTGTGCTGCTGTTTAATTTGCCCGTCGGGGCCAAAAAGCTTTACGTCGACCGAGCCCGATAGTTTGATCATTTCGTTGTCCATTTGAGTCTCCTTATAAATTCAGCGGGTTCATGCCGAGCGATTGACTTCCGACGCCAAAGGGCACGCTTGTTTCAATGTCAATTTTCCAGCGCGAGTCTAACGTCCGTTGCTTTTTCCATTTGAGGCCTTGGCCAATTTCGGCCATGTAGCGTTGGTGCTGTTCTTCGGCCAGCGCGTCTTCGCCGTCCATCTTCCACATCTTCCAGAGCACATACGCCTCGATGCCGTCGGACAAGCTATCGTCGATAGATAGCGCGTCTGACAGAGCATTTAGCGTGATGGGCTTGGACTCATAAAACATGTAGATGTCATTGGTGCCCGACGTTTTGGGCCGGGGGTAAATGTAAAGCGTGTTGTTGACGACGTAATATTTGCCGGGATTCGACTGTGCGTTAGGATCTGTCGATAGGAAGTTCCGACTTTCTTGCGCCATTTTTGCAACGCTCGTGGGCGAGAGCGGCGCCCAGTTATCAATGCCGTTCGTCGGGCTGTTGTAAAACACCTTCTCCGACGAAAGCCAATCCGAAGGCATCGGATAATCCGCTTGCCCTTGGACCGTCGAGGTCGTGGCAAAGTTTTGCAAACAGCGCGTTTGGCGCACATACGCTTTTTGCGCGTTGTTGATCCAGAGCAGCAGCACGGCGCTCGTAAAGAACGCCGGGCTGGGCTCAAGGACCTCCGCACGTAAAGCGGCTACAATGTCATTGCCGGTCATAACGACTCCTTACGATGGATTCTGACCTTCACGGACTCTTTTTGCGATCAGGGGACCATCACCACGACGCGCTGCTTCGTCTTTGATCCGAGCGTCTTCTTCGGCGCTGATCTTGTTGACGTTGAGCTGCGTGCGATGCGCTTTTTCATCCAACAAGCGACGCTGTTCTTCTTCGGGTGTTTCCTCTGGCGGAAGGAATTTCACGATCGCGCCTACGTCATGCTTGGCACCGCCTTCACCTTCTTCGCCGCGAATACAGCCATGCAGGGAATCAGGGGATGCCATTCGGTAGTGGATTTTTTCGCCGTCCACTTCAACGGTGCCCGCGTGGGGACCGACGCCGGCTGTGCTGCCGACCATCAGAACCGTGTCGTGCTCATTGACGCCCTTTTCGAGGCGTAACTGCTTCAATTCCGGCTGGCCTTCTTTGCCGGGCCGGGAATCTTTGTGTCCGTTCTCTTTTTCTTTTTCGTGAGTGACGTTTTTATGCTCGCTCATTGGATCTCCTTGTGTTTAGTTTTTTAGCCACATTTAATAGGCCGGCCTGTCTGATGCTGCGCCGCCGTTCGATTTCCATTTCTTCAAAAACCATTTGTCGTGTTCGCGTTCTTCCTGCCGCTGCGCACTGTCTTTTTTGCGGATCGTCTCCGCGAGTGAAAGCAATTCTTCGGGCGAAAGCGTCGATTGATCCGGGTCGAGCGTATTGAGGCGCCGCTCTATCGGATCACCCTTGGGCACATACGCCGCCGGTTCGCGCCGCATGAAAAATCCCGGCCACAAGCGACGCACGCGGCGCGAGGTCGTGAGCCGGTGTTGCAGCAAAATGAAAACAGCCCGACGCCAACCGGCTTTCACCAAATGCCCGTCATCGTCATGGATCGGAAATTCAGGAATTTCGTTTTTGTCGATTGAGCACACATCCTGGTAATGCCCTTCGTGGTCGAGGTAATAAATCCCGGCCAGCTTTCCGTTGTCGCCAAGGGAATACACCCGAAGTTTCGGGTTGAGGACTTTCAGCGCCACCAAGAAATCGCCCGCGAGCATTACACCTGCGCCTGATTGTCCTGCGATTTTTTGACCAGGTAATTTTTGAGCCCGCTCATCGGCCCCAAGAGAACCTTCGTGTCATTGCCGCCCGGCGCTGGGGCGCCATCCTGCGTGGTCGGCGTGTCCGAGTCGTCATCGGGCGCGGCAAACGGCTCGTTGTCGGGATGCGATAACGCTTGATCGGCGGATAGCGTCGCCATTGAGGTTGCTTTGTCGATGTCGTCCACTTGGAGCTGGATCGAATCGCCAATCTTGATGCCCGGCGGCAGACCGCTCAAAGACACCTGCATCGGCGCGAAGCTTTTGCGGACAGGTCGATCTGGCGGGATCATTCGCCGCGCTCCGCTGAAATCACATTTTTAAGTTGGTCCATCGGCATTTTAGCCGCCGTGTTGGATTTGGATTTAATCGAAGGCCCTTCGGCGGCAGCCTTTGACAAATGGATGGTGTTGCCACAATAGGGACAATCCGCAGCGCCCACAACCGGAACATTGCCGGGATCATTGGGTGAGCCAGTGGTGGTCCTTTTCATCGAGTTATCTGGAAACATAATTTCTCCTTGTCCGATAGTGAGTGCGTTAAACCGCCGGGGGAAGCCGGCGGAACCGTACACGTGTTTTTATGGCACAGGGTGAAGGCCCCGTGATTAATACGCTGACGTTCCAATCACTTCCACAATGCGGTTCGCATCGAGGATCGGGAACACAGCAAAGGCTTTCCAGCCGATCGTTCCGTTCAGATTTAACGGGTCAGCAACGCCGGAATCTCCGGGCTGGTGAACAATTTTCTGAATGCCTTGGTTGGCCACATCAACCGCGCCGAAGCCTTCTTTGCCGAACACGTAGTTGTGGTACGTGACCGCGCTTGAAGCGCCAGTGCCGGTCGTGATGTTGGAGGATTCCTGGAACCGGATGCCATACAATTTCCCGATTTCTCCCATGAGTAAATCTTCATGCGAAGATCCGCCGGAAACGTATTTGTTCACATCAAGCCACGCACCGGCTGCGGTGTCGGCTTGCAGATCAGCAGCGGTCGCCGGGTGAATGACGGCGTGGTAGCAGCCATCTTCAAACGGAAGGACGCCAAGGGTTTTCAATTTCTTTGCGGCTTTGCGGAAGTCCAGCGCAGAGACGGCGTTGGCGGTCGTGATTTCACTCACGGCTGTTCCGGTGTATTGGGTCGTGACGTTTCCATCCAAGGCCACATTACAGATCGTGTCCAAAGACAGACCGGCTTGATAGCCGAGCACGTCGTGCATGGCTTCCGTGATATTGTCATACGCTTCCATGATCAAGCGGTCGGAGTACGCGATGTATCCGCCGTATTGCACGGGCGTTGCCAAAATCTTGGTCGTCTGCCAGGTTTGACCGTTGGGGTTTGTTCCTTCGGTTAACGGCGACGTGATGGCGGCCAAGTTTACGGGGCGAAGAAACTGCAACTGCGTTCCCGAACCTTTGGGAAGGTTGCGTGTTTCGGCGTTGTCTTGCAGAAACAGGTTGATCATCAAGCGGGTCAACAATTTGCGGTCATAATAAATGGCCGACGCATCATTGAGGCCGCTGGTTGTCGTCAGATTTACATTAAGTGACATGAATAGGCCCTCTTTTAATTCTCATTCCTGACCCGGCTCAAAATCCGGGAATGCAGGTTGAATCCGAACGTTAACGGCCAGTGGCCGCCGACTCATACGTTCAGGGGGCGCTACGTCGCTTGTCCCTTATTCTTTGCGTCTCGCCTTGTCCCCTCGCGGGGGGGCTCAAATTGTTAGCTGCTTGCCTTTTGAATGGCGTTTTTGAGCGATGCAAGCGGCATAGACCACAGCGCGTCTTTGTCGACCGCGCCTTTGCCCTTGGGGGCACTCTTACCCATGCCACCTACGCCTGCCGCCGCTTCTTCGGCGCTCAAGCCCTTGGAGGCCTTTTCACGGGCTTCTGCGCGAGCTTCCTCGACGCGCTTATTGACTTCTTCTTCCGTGTAGGTCTTGGGTCCTGCGGGTGTCTGCACTTGCGCCCGCTTAAAATTCGGGTCCTGATCGGCAATTTCACTCGCCAATTCGTACATTTGGTCCAGGGCCTTTTTCGGGTGCTGATTAAAATTAATTCGGGAGTCGGCTTTGGCCGCCAAATCCACAATCACGGGCTGCAATTCAACCCAGCGCGGATAGGCTGGATCGTGTTTGCGCCGCTCGTTTTCAAGCTGCGTGATTTCGCGGGTCGATTCAAATTGCGCGTCATTAAATTTCTGGTCCCACTCGTTGCGCTCCGCTTCAAGCGCGGCTTGCAGCTTCGCCGGGTCTTTCGCCAGCTCTTTCCAGTCGACTTGTTTCTTCTGGGTTTTGTTCAATACTTCCGTCAAATCTTCGAGGCGCTTTTTTACGTCAGATAGCTCCATGGAAACGCGAGTGTTCCACTTGCGCAATTCGCTCGGATCATCCGCCGGCTTTTTTTCAGGGTTTGCCGGGTCGGGCATCGCTTTGCCGTCTGGCTTTGGCGCGTCCGGGGATGCGTCACGGTCCTGGTCGGCAGCAGGAACCTCATCCGGCTTCTTCGGCGGGATTTCCGCCAGCTTGTCGGCTCGTGTTTCAATATCTCCCTGACTCACAATCGTGGTTTCGCTCATGGTGTGGCTCCTTTGCTTGTCCGATTTATTCGGGGCGTTCCGGCTTTCGAATCATGTTCGACAGCACAGTGCCTTCTTCACTAAATTGCTGCAATCCAACCTTGGCCACTTTCCCGGCCTGAATTTGCGACGCGATCCATTGCTTGATTTTCAAATAGACCTGCGACTGGATGCGCACCATCTCCGCCTTGTCGCGGTCTGCCGCCGCGAGCCAGGCGTTTTTGGCATCTGAAATTTGAGCTTCGAGCATTTGGGAAAACATTAAGCCCGGCGCCGAGCGCAACCAGTCTTCAAAAAGAAGCCCGCGCTCAACTTGGGCGCTTAAAAGCCCCAACTTGATTTGGTCCTGCTTTTCTTCCTCGGTTAGAAAGTCTGATTCGTTCATTAATTAGGCCCTCCGATTTTGGGGTTGGAAACGCCCGGCAAATTGATATTGGTTTGCCCGGATTGCTTCAAAATGGCGTTGCCCGCCTGCATGGACTGGCTGGGTGTCATGGGCACGGTGTTGGACGGCACGCCGACCGGCAAGCCGCCTTTAGGACCCGATCCCGGTGGCAACCCGGCCAAAGCCGGCGGCGCCCCTCCCGGCAGAGCAGGCATCCCCGGCTGCGGCGCAGGCGCCGGCGGCGTGACATGGATCTGATCGGCGTCAAAGCCTTCCAGCTCCCACACTTGCTTGGCGATAATCTCTTGCGATTGCGGCGTCAAGACCGCTTGGAACGTTTGGAAATAGGCGATCATTTGCGAAATTTTCGCGTCCTTGTTCACCATCTCGGAAAGGACCGTCATGGTGAAGTTCACTTGGGCGCGGATCATTTCGGGCGTGACTAAATTGGTGCCATCCGGTGCGGTCGGGAAAATGTCGCCGTAAAACGCTTTCAGGATTTCCGCGTTGTTTAAAAATTGGAGGTCGAGCTGGTAGAACAATTCGAGAACGCGCTTAACGCCTTCTTCTTCGACATTTTTCGCGGCAGTCGCAAATTTCTCCAAGGCCTGCGAGACGGCGACTCGCGCTGCGCCCAATCCACCGGACCCGGTGCCCTTTAAATCGTCGATGGAGCCAGTCAGACTCGCGGGGATCGTTGCGTTGAACATGTCTTGCACGATTTTTTCCGCGTCTGAAAATGCGGATTGCGTCACATCGTTGGGCGGCATCGCTTGGATCGCGTCCATGTTGTCCGTCAGCACAATTCCACCGGGGGCGCTCACCAATTTGTCCAGATCCACATCGGCGGTCGATAAAACCTTCCACATGCGGTTGATGCAGAGATTGATGTTGTCGAGGCGCTGCCGGCGCACGGTGTTCAGTTCATTTTGGAGATAGAAAACGGGTTCAAGCAAGCCAATGCCGTACCACTCGCCGGGGACGGAGGAGAAGCAGACCTTCACGAGCGGGCGCTGCTGGTGGTAGTAGGGATTTGGGACAGCCCGGACAATGACCGAGCGATTGGCAATAACGATCTGACATTCGCACGGGTTGCCCGACCCGTCTAAATCGTAGGGTCCCCAATATTCGATCAGCTCGACTTGGGTGGACGATAAGGTGCTGGATTCTCCGCGTGCGCTTTTGCGCTGCTGGCGGGACTCTTGGAATTTGTTCGAGGTCCCGGAATCTTCCACGAGCGTGGCGTTATCAAAATAGGGATGGTCGCCCGTCGCCCGGCGCTGGAATTCGTCTTTATTCATGACGCGACGAATAAAAATGCCGGGCTGATCTTCGACCGTCGGGTAATCCTGCGCCGGGAACACGTCCATCACGTCCATGAAATTGAGTTCCGGTCGGCGCTCAACGATTTTGTAGGTTTTCTGGTCCACGTATTTTGTGGTCGTCATGTTGACGCCGGTGTTAGGATCAAGCTCAATTGTTTTCGATGGCACGCGCTCCCACACCCACGCCCAGCGCACTTTCCAATCGACAAAAAAGTAACTCGTGCCGTACATCAAGAGCTGCTTCACGAACGATTCGTATTTGGTCCCGAAACGCGCTTGCGATAATTGCTTTTGCAAAAGCCGTTTGATGTTGTCGGCAATCTGCGCCTCTTTAATGTCGGTCGGCTTTACGTCAAATTGGGAATCGTTGTCGGATAAAAAGGAAATGAGTTTCGGCGTTGCGGCTTCAATGATCTGGTAGCAAATCGGGATGAAGACTTTGGAACGCGACGGCATTTTGCTGGCGACTTGCCCCGACATAAAGACCAAATACAAATGCCACCACAGGGACTCGTAAGGCCGGCGCCAATCTTCGCGCTGTTTGAAATCGCCCATCAATTTTTCGAGGATTTCTTTTTGAACCCCAAGGGAATAATCGGCTTCCGACTGATTCGGGGCCGTGTCTTCGCCACCTGAAATCTGAATCGGCATTCCCATCTCGGCGGTGTCTTGCGCACCTTCCTCGTTGAGAATGTCCTGGACGAAATCTTTGACGCCGGGTTCAGCCATTAATCCCCCACCGTTGCATACGGATCAAATTTCGGCGCGTATTCAAACGCATCGGTCGGTTCTTTTTCTTTGGCGCCCATGAACTGCTTCACTTTCAAATCGAAAATCTGCGAGCGCGATAATACTGGCGGGTGGAACACGCCATCTTTATCAACGAGCGGGTTTTCCACTTCGCCGCGTGCGTTGCGTTTGAGTTCCGGATAAATGCCCATCAAATCTTTGGAGAAGGCGTAGCGCATCGCGTCGGGACCGTGCGAGCAATTGTGCGCCGGTTTGTTTTTGCCTTCGGCGTAAACGTAGGACTCCATATCGAGAATGGTCTTTTCGCATTTGTTAAAGATTTTGAGGCGCCCGGACTTAATCAGGCGCGTGACGCGGGCAATGCCTTGGTCGACATCGTTATCGGCGGCGACCAAGTTCATTTTGGTGAGGCGCTGCAATTCCGACATGATGCCCACGGCGGACGGATCGAATAAGAGCTGCTTCACGCGGCCCATGTAGGTGATCAGGAAGTCTTGATAATCGCGCAGCGATTTTTTGGATTCGTAAAATTCGTCGATCAGATAAAAAGTCGCCGTCTCCGGATCTTTGGCCCACATGTGGATCACGGTCGGATCGGTGAAGCCGTAGTCGATGCCGGAGAAGACCGGCCAATGCGTGGGAATCGTGAACGGTTTGACCACATCGGACTCGCGGCTAAAGTCCGGATAAATTAATCCGTCGATCGAGGTGTAGACGCCGCCCACGTCGCGCAAATAAACCTGCGCGTTCATCGTGACTTTGGACCTTAAAATGTTGGTGTGGTCGATGAAGGGATTTTCAAGCGTCGACCAGTTGTGGTAGGAGAGCCAGGGCATCTCGGCGCGGCGCTCGATCAAATCTTTATTCAGCCAGGAGGTTGGCAGGCCATAGGGCGTTGTCGAAATAATGGTCTTGCCCGAGCCAAAACCGGGCTTGATCGTGAACCGCTGCTGCACCTTGTCCCAGGCTTCTTGCTTGAATTGGCCGGCTTCATCGAGCCAGGCGCCCAAAATACCGAAGGCCTCGATACGGTCGGGCTCATCGGCAGACAGGATAAACACGTAATGGTTATTCGGCAACTCGATGCGGGATTCGGAGCGCCGGTACACGCCCAGCTTGCGCGGCCAATACTTCATGAGCGTGGGAATCGTGCCGTTGCGCAAAAGGCCATACGTCGGGCCTAAAATGAGATAGTCGCCTTCGTTGCCCTTTTGGATGTTGTCGGAAATGAGGGTGATGAATTTTACGGCAGCAACGGAAGACTTCCCACCGCGTTTGCCGGCGATGGCAAGAATAATGTCGTGCTGATCTTTTAAAACTGCCGCTTGATACTTATGCGGCTGGAAAACGACTTCTGCCAAAGGGCACGTCCGTTTCCTTCCCCAGTGCTACTTCGTGTCGTCTTCTTTAAATTCCTTGATCACGAGGCCTTCAATGCCTTCCATGCCAACCGTTTCCTTCGGACGGTTGGCGATGTGCGGCGCCAGCTTGATCAAGCGATCGAGCATTTCAAAATCGCGGTTCTTCAAACCAGCGACCAATTCTTTTTCGAAGTCGTAGCCCTTTTTGGCTAAAGACTCAAGCATCCAAACGGTGACAGGCTTATTCTTCGAGCCCTTCTTGCGCCCCGAGCTGTGCGAATTGCCGGGCTGGAAATCCTGGCTCGTGCTTTTATTCGCCACTTATTTCTTTCCTGCTGGACGCCCACGCCCGCGCTTCGCGTGGATTTCCGTAAAGACTGGCTCTGGGGCAGACGAGAAGGTGGCCGTTTCGCTGATCGGAAATTTGTCACTTCCCTCGATAATCGTCACAAAGGCACTGTCATTGATAGTCCCGACGGGCTCCGGCGCTTTCAATTCGTGCGTCTCATAGAACTTGAACATCTGGCCGTTGTGGTGCGCAAAGAGCGCGTCCCAAAGGGCGGCGCGGGAAATGGCGCGGCGGTCTTCCACGTTGGAATTAATTCGAGTGATGATTGGGTTGATGACTTTATAAAGCGGCAGCTCATCGAAATATTGGGTCAGGGTTTGCAGGCGGATCTTGTTGCAGATGCTTGAGTCTTGGCGGATGGATTCGAGGAAGAAATTGTAGAAGGCGTTGTAGAGATCGGTGAAGCCGGCCTTCTGGGTTTCAATCATGATGGGCTCCCCATTCCTGGATGCGTTCCTGTAGGGCTACGATCTGTTTCATGCGAGCAATATTGGTCGCAGGCAGTTGGTCCAAGGCACTTATCAAAAGGCGGCTCATAAGCCCAGAAAAATCGTGGGTGCCCAGGTCGTCTAAGCCCAGCTCAATTCCGATCTTATCCACCACGTTACCCACAGGTGCTCGTTTTGGTTTCGGGGATGGCTTAGGTAATGGCTTTGCCAATGGCTTAGGTTTAGGCGTCGGGGGGGCTTTTGTCACGACATTTCCCCCCTCGATCGCAGGATCTTTAATGCCCATGTCGCGCAATTCGGCCTCGGTCAAATGGATGGAGGCGGAATTGGTCACGGCAGGTTTTGGACCCGTCGCATTTTGGGCGGGGGCAAACGCGGCACGGTCATGATCCGGGCAAAGCTGCTGGCCGTTCACTCCGACGCACGCTCTTGAACAATGGAACTTGGCGGTCCCACCGCCCTTGATCGGCACTTCGACAATACGAATGCAGCGGGTGGTTGAGGCGATCACGCGGGAAGTCGTGCCGGACTCAATCAACTTTTCTAACGCCGGCGAATAAGGGATTCGCTGGATCGCTTCGCCGCCGATTCCTACCGGGACGGTTTCGCGTACCGCTTTTACGGTCGCTTCGCTGGATTCAATCGTAGTCGTAATGTCGGGCATAAATTCTCCTTAGTATCCGTCTACCGGATCTCCTCGGCGTCGGCCTCGTACCCCAGGATAGGGGGGCCATCCGACTCTGCCGGATATTCGACCCACCGGGCGATTCCGTTCAGGCGGTATATCCGTTTCGTCTGGACCAATTTCCAGTTCAAAAGGCGCTGGACCGCCGGACGATCCTCCGGCGTCAACACTGGGAGCCAGTCCCAGATTAATTCCTTCCTCGGTGTCATTGCGATCATGCACGCTCATAATTACGCAGGTAGAAATAACAAGGCTGTTGCGACCGCCGCAATTAAGCCGTAAGGCATTCCCAAATAATGAATCCACAAAAACGCGGCCAACGCCACGCCAATGCACCGCGAAATAATCCAAGGCGAAAGAGTCATCGCAAGGCCTCCCGTTTCATTCTGAGCTTATCCTGGTCCACACTGATCCAGCGCCCCAGCAATTCTTTGCACTTCCCAAATTGTTTATCCAGCCGGCCTTGAATCTTGTGTGCCTGTCCAACCCCACGCGAGTACGCATCCATGCTCCACCGCTTTTTATATTTCTTCAAACACCCTCCGGAACATAATCCCAAACACCCGGCTCGATCTCGCGCATCTTCCCGGCGGCCTTCAACTGTTCGAACAAAGGGATATTCTTGATTTCCAACCGAAGGTCTTCCATGGGCGGCAATGATTTGATTCTCGCTACCGCTTTCCTGAAATCACTTGAGTTCATTTCAGAAGTCATTTTGATGGAAAATCCTGCGCGGGGGTAATACATATGCGCATGGCATGGGGGTATGTGAACCGTCTCCCCCCACCTACCTGCCTGATGTTAAGCAACGTTAACCGAGGCAACATGACACTACATAACTGTTAATGATTGTTCTGTCAACCTGTTACGCTAACAGATGTACAGTATTGACTATCAAAGATTTTGGATATCTTGAGGTGTTGATGAGGTAACAATTAGCTGCATCGTGCCTAACTTAGTGAACGGCATAGCGTAACGTTGTGGTTTAATCTCCGACGCAAATACACGCCCAGCATCGCCACTAATCATTCTGTCATAGGTATCTTGGGGTACATTACGGTATGAATAGACATCACCATTACGAAATTGAACCTGTAATTCTGCGGTCTGCGGATCGTAGCCTACTGCATTGAGGTTTGTGCTAGAGATTGACGTAAGAAGCATACGCTTTAAATTCCCCCCTTCCCATTATTAAATCCCTTCCTGATTGCCTTTTAACCCAAATGAACCCGAAGCCGAATTGATCTATCTAAACCAATAAATCAAATTTAAATTAATGGCTTGGACAAATTGAACGTAAAGAGATGCGAATGGAATGGAGTTCATTTCAGAATGATTTAGTGGGGTTAACCGGGGCATTCTCTCACCTTGCCGGGTGTTGGCGCGACAGGCTCAAAGGTTAGCTTTTATGGCCCATGCGCTAGGACTCTAAATAGTCCGTCACCGTTCAATACCTCTTATTACCTAGCCTGTCAATCATAGGCCTATAAATAATAACCATTGCAATGCAATGCAATGCAGTGTATACATAAGTATGGAAAACAAAACGATGATCTACTTCTTAGCCGTTGACGGAGTGATGTTTGAATGCCACACCCGCGAAACCCTCATTCAATGGATTACCTTCGCTATTGCCAACGGTAAGACCGTCACAAGCGTGACCTGCCAAGAGGTCAAATAACCATGGCTTATATCGTTCATTTCGTCTCAAGCGTGACGGGCACAAGCTTTAAGGTTGGCACATACAAATCTAAAAAAGCTATTCGCAATGCGCAAGAGAAATACAGCTTGCAGTATGGCGCTCACCTAGGCTTAACCATTTTGGAAAAAGAAACCCTAAAAGAGTTTCACATCTGGGAGATTAAATAACATGCGCCTCTTCTTAATTGCCGTTGCTCTCGCCGGATCTTTCCTGATGGGCGAAACGTACGCGAAACATCGCCTAGTCGCTGATACCAAAGTCGTTTATATCCGCATCCATGACGCGCCGGAAGCTCAAGAGTCTGCCGATTCTGACGAAAATTGCAGTGGGCCTTGTGAAGCTAATCAAGATTAAAAGGAGCTAATTAAATGCCTATCCAATATGCCGTACCGGAAGCAACGGCCTTAAAAGCGAAAGAGATTAAATTCCAATTGCCTACCCTAACCGTCGTCGTCGTTGGTAAATGGATCTGGGTATCCGGCGAAACATTCCCAGCACGTGCCACGCTAGTGGCCATGGGCTTACGGTTTTCTAAGGATAAAGTGAAGTGGTATTTCAAACCGGAAGGGCGCTCATTCCGTGGGCGTACTAAACCCTATGGAATGATTACGGCGAAATACGGCGAAATGCGCGTAGATCCTTTAATCAGGATGGGCGCCTAGATGCCACGGCGCGCGCGTATCACCCTAGAGCCTACGTTTTCTCTAGGATGGGAATTAGAAGCAACGCATGGATCGCGTGAAACTCCTGCATCCGTCATCCGTGAACGCGACGGATCAGTAGCAGGTCAAGGGATTGAATATAAGATTGCCCCGGAATACGTCACGCGCATTCCGGAAAGTTTAGAAGCATTGCGGACCTTGACCGCCGACAACGATTTACACGTAGACCGCTCTTGTGGTTTCCACGTGCATATCGGACTGCAAGGGCGCGTAACTCCGATACAGCGCCAGCAATGGGCAGGTAATTTTGTGCTGCTTGCACGTAGCGTAGAAGAAACTGCCTTTTCGTCTGTGCCAGAATCTCGCCGCTCAAATAATTATTGCCGTCGTTGGACCGGAAACAATGACGCTATTTCTACCCGCCGCTATAGCCCAGAAAAATATGGGAATTCCCCGTTCCGCTATCAATGGGTAAACATCGTTGAAATGTTTAGACCAGGCGGTATTGGCACCGTAGAAATTCGGCTCTTAGGATCTACAAAACGTTACGCCTATTTGTTGGCGTGGATTGCAGCAAGTCACGCCATGGCTAAAAGCGCTTGGCGCATGATTGCCGATCCTACACTTTTACAAAGTGAAGCCAATAAATTAAATCAGATGTTTGCAGGTATTCGGGATAGCCTGTTACGGCCTAGTTCCAATCAAGTCGCATACACTACCGCCGTTCAATTATTTTCTTCTCACGTTGGACGTGTCGATATAGCTAACGAAATTGACCGCCTAGTCTGCCTAGCGAATGCCTGTGAAAATGGCAGACGCATCCGCAACGTAGGAACCGCACATACCCAGGCCCTAGCCATTGAAATGGATAACGCGCATGGTCTAGCCCATATCGAAAACAATAACCGTATAGAAAGTGAACGTATCGAAAGAGAGCATTATACGGCTACGGAACGCGAGGAACGCCGTCAAGAAATACAACGCGGACGCTCACGCGCGGAACGCCTAGCTGTCAATGCAAACCTTATCGAACGTATGCCCGTCGCCGTCGTATCAACCTTAGAAGGTTTTAACCCAGAGCATTTTCTCATTACCCCAACGAACGGAGCCTACTAACATGTGCGGATTAATGGCAGGGGCAGGACAGTTAAAGCCAGAAATTATTATGTCGTTGTGTTGCGCCAATGTCTCACGAGGGAAAGATTCTGCCGGGATTGCCTATTGGGATAATAAAGCGAAAATTCGAAAAATTGCCCAGCATCCGCTCACGGCATTTCCCATCACATTAAAAGACGCGATTGATAACGCCGGGAAGTCTCACGCGATGTTAGGCCATACGCGCTTAGCGTCTCATGGCGCTGTCACTAGTCCTAACGCGCATCCCTTCCTGATAGACGGAATCGCATTTGCACATAATGGCGTCATTCAAAATTCAGAAGATTTTGGGGATTACGCCGTTGACTCTATGGCCCTTATCCACGGAATCAAGGCGCGTGACTTCTCAAAGTTTATTGGATCAATCGCGCTTGTATGGCTAGAGCATGGGAAGCTTCACGCCTACCGCAAAGGTAATCCATTATTCAGGGGCACGATTAAAAAAGCGGTCTACCTTGCAAGTGAACGCGCATTTCTAGAACGTGTCGGAGCTAAGGACGTAAAAGAATTAATCGAAGGGAAGCTTTACACCTTCCATAAAGGCGCAATTGAATCTGCAAAATCTATCCCCACAAACCGGACACATCGCTATCAATCGGACGTTATCGAAACGGAAATTGTTCCCTCTTATGATGCCTATAAATTCCCAGACAATGACAAACATTTGACCGTGACAAAAATAAATTCTGATATCCCAGGAGGCAACTAACCATGAAAAAATTCAAACTACTTAGCCGCATTATCCACATGCACTCTAAAGCGACACATTGCCTCTACATCGCTAAACGGAAAATGAACGATCAACGGCAAATAGACAAAATGACGGGCTTTTTATTAGCAACGCGCTTAATCTTGGATGCTTGGTATTCCATCTATGGAGAAAACCTGCGCACGAAAGAACCTAAGCGCCCCGCCGCCGTAGACGTTGCGAGGCTGAACTAATGGGACTTTGCAAACGCTGCTACATGGTGATTTACGATTACGGATTTAAATGCGATCAGAAATTTATCAAGCGGGGATTTTGCAGTTTACGATGTTGGGTCATATCAGAGGGAAAATAAAACCTTGTAATGCAATACAATACAGTGCATTAACATATAGGAGGACACTATGCCATCATGGAATTTAACTATCGGTCTAGGAAGTAATGAAGAGGGTCAAAAACGACGCGAGGCCTACGAAAAAGCTGCTAAGAAAAAGAAGCTCGATTTAAGCGTATGGGCCAAAATGTACTTAGACGCCGCCGCTGGAATGAAAGCCGTCAAGGAGGATTAACCGTGAAATTCTTAATCGCCGTTGCCGTCCTATCTTACGTCCAGGGTAATGCCACATGGTGCACCGTCAATAACACCGGGGATAAGACCTGCTATTACTACGGCTACGACACGTGTATGCAAGCGTGCAATATGTCAGCCGGAACATGCGTAAAGTGCGAATCTAACCCAAACACGAATTAACGCCCTTCCCAATCGCCAACGCATCTTGGTCGCATTTCTTCAAAAACTTCGCTTAAAACGAATCCTTGGGGCCTTGCAGGTGTATCTGGGTGATGCACCTCACCTGCTTATTTCAGCTCTTTCCGGCAAACAGGACAAATAATCGTTTCAGATGGAATTAAAACGCCGCAATGTTCACAGGCTTTCCAAAGTGGCCCAATCGTTCCCGTCACTTTGATTTTCCCGGCTTCACTTCGATAGGCTCAACATTCAACTTAGACATCGACTGACTTTTGGGACACTCCGCTAAATAAATCTCATCCAACGAACAAGCACGAACGGTTAGAATTTGCCCCGCCAACGCCCCACGCAATACGCGAACCTTTGAACCTGGAGGATACATACGGTCCTGATTCCCTCCATTCATTCAGAGTCATCCAAAGGCACAATCTCGATATCGCCATTAAATTCTAAACCGTCCTCATCTTGAGTTTCTGTTTCAAACGATGCAAAATGTTTGGCAAGTTTTGCCATCGCGTCATCAATTGATTCTGCTTCAAAGACAACGTCTGAAACCATACGGAACTTTTTCATAGGCCTTTTCTCCTGCTCCTTTCCCATGCTCCGCCATCCGGCGGGCGGGGATGCTTTACTCTTTCCCGACGCGCTATCGCGCTAGGGAAAGAGTAAAGCGGTACGGCAGCTTATAGTGGGAAGGGCCAAGGCAACGACCACGGCCAAATTTAATTATTAATTAAGTTAATTAAGTTAATTACTAGTGTTTAGGGAAAAGAAAAAAAATACTCTTTAAAGAGCATACTGGAAGGTTGACCGTTCTATTTTTCCCTAGCGTCTTTCGGAATGACTCAAAGGCTAAATTCCGATTCTTTCTCTCAAATGACGAAGGCTTGTAAGCCTACCCATTGACGCTACGCACCCGCCAAACGTTAATGGCGGCTAAATCTACTTCACTTTATTTTCGGGTTCATCTTCTTCTGCATCAGGATCTCTGATTAATCCAAGGGCCATCTGATGTCTACGGTTATAGCCACCATAATCATCTACGTCGATGGATAGGACATTCCCGTATTCTGCTTTCACTATTTCAAAAGACTTTGCTTCGGAGTGCCCACCTTCCCAATCGAATACAACTTCTAGTGATGGATCATATTCGGTGAGCCTTTTAATCAGTTCGGCAACAGTCATAGTCTTAAAAAAGTAGGCGATCCCAGAGGATAGCTATGAGAGAAATCCGGGGATCGCCAGAAAATCGTGTTTAGGAATTGGATTTCTCTCATGCGCGGAATTTACAAAACAAAAAAAAAGAAGTCAATTATCCTTCTTTCGATACCGCTCTTCTAAAATATAGAGGATTTGATTAACGGGATCACGATAGTGTGCTTGGCTATCGGCAGAAATCAATTTTAATAACTCTGGATTAAGAGGAATTTCCAGATAAATCTTTTCTGGGTCTTTCATTATTCCACCGCCTTGGAAATAGCTTCCGACACTTTACGAGCTGCGACTTCACACAATTCTGCGACATCTTTCGAAGCGTTAATGACTGTCCCACGCTTGGACACTACACGACCATCATTCGCCGCCCATTGTTCGCACAGTGCTTTAAAATAGATGTCCACCATCTTGCAGGCATCCAACATATCAAATGCTGCGGCATGGACTCGACAAAGAATAACCCGGCCATCAATAACCACGCAGAGGCAAGAGGTCATTTCCCCGCCTTCTTTAGCCAATCCTTCTCATTTGGACAAGGACGATTATCGACGCATCTGCAATGTGCCCACTGTTCCGCCGCTTCCAATCGTTCTATAAGCCCTCTTAATGCGCTTGAGGAAACGGGCAAATTCCCAACATCAACCATGCGCTTGAGTATCTCTAATTCTGCATCGGTAAATGTCATTTCCCCGACGCCTTGCGCCATACGTCCATTGCCTTATGGATTTCCGTGTCACCCGGATGCCTACTGATATGTCGGCATGTCCTTCTCATATATGCATCGTTAAGCTTCTCTGCCGCTTCCAGGCGGGCGATGAGTCCTTCAAGATCGTTACGCTGAAACAAAAAAGATGTCCCTTGTCCTGATAGTGAAATTTTCCACTGCTTCAAATCCTCATCGGTAAATGTCATTATTTCATCACCAATGGAATCAGGGCTAATAGCAATCCGATAATCAAACTAAACGGCCAAAATTGTTCCATCATTTGATCTCCTTCGCTCGGGCGCGGATCTCTCTTATAATGTCCTTACAAGCGTTCCAATAGTCACTGTTGGCATGAGCATTATTTTCGATGGTACAGAGTCTCTCCGCAATCTTCGCCGCGTCTTCGTAGGCTTCGGCTTTGGCCTCTTTAATAATCCCTGGCATAGCTGTGTGTACTCCGGCTAAGTGGCCGTGAGCATAAGCATCTTGTTCCGCTTGCCGGATCTCGGCGGCATAGAAGGCCTTGTAATCAAATTGCAAGGAGTCATTTTCAATTTGGTACTGAATCATCTTCTCTGCGCGTTCTCCCGGTGTCATATATACCCCTCGAAAAGCATTTGGACGCGGCCACATTTTTTACAAGTCGCGTTTGGCGCATCGAGCGGCGGGCCGTCGTAAGTAAAGACCACGTTTTGATCTGCCTTTACAAAACGTCCACACTTTTCACAGACGGGGACAAACGTTGCGCCCTCGTCGCCATAGCAGATCCGGCGCATTCCCTCGTAAGTGTTTTCGATGAAATTCAGTGCGGTCATTAGTCAGAAACCTTTCGTCGGATAGCTGCATCTGCATTAATCAAAGTCGCTTGCAGCACATACTCTACACCACAGCACACGCCCCACCATTCGTTGCGCCAGACTATTTTGCGTGCCGTTAAAGGCACATCGCCTTTGCATTGATAGCAAACCACGCGCATGGGGATATTCATTTAAGCTGTTCACCGATAAGCGCTTCCAATTCTTTTTTTGGAATTGGCCGCCATTTCGGTTGACGCGGCAGGCCGTCGTAATCCCACTGAAACGAAACTATGTCATACGTTTCCGCTTCCATTTCTTTAACCGGCGCCCCATAAGAACCATTTCCGCGTCTGTCGTAATGCTCAACGAACCAGGTTTTGTTGGGGTCTAGGCTGTACTCTTTTTGTGCTTCCCGCGCCCACGCCTCCGCCGTATTTGTAATACTCGGTCCTTTGTTGTCTCCTATCTCCGTCGCTATAGCCACAGCAATTCCGCCTGCGAGCTGGTAAATTCGTAGCCAACACGACGAATCATTGCCGTAGCTCGGGTCCCTGTAATCGAAAAAGCCGTTAACGTCCAGCATCTACCACTCCGATTCTTTTAGGTCGCGCAAAATGCCGAGGCTATTATCGGGAAGGATTTCAACCTCGGCGTACATTTTCACGCGGTCGCCCATGATAAATTGCATCATCCGATCAAAAGGGACCATTGTTTCAAACGTCCGATCTTGGTTGTAAATCAATACCGGGGCATTTGGATCAGTGCTCATAAGGGGCCGCTGAATTTTGACGATCATAATGTCTCCTTGGTTTTGGTTTTTGCGTATTTCGGATAGCATTTTGGGCAGACATTTAAACGGTTGGAACATTCTTTAGGAGTAACAAAGTACGAGCGCAAACAAACAAGGCAGGAATGGCCGTGGACATTTTCGGGCGCCTTCATAGGCCATCTCTTAGATCCCGAATTTTTTGGGCCAATAGGTATTGGCCGTCATCTACGCAAAGCGCAATGGCCGCAGACAAACGTTCATTGGCGTATGCGGTCATAGCTTCGCGATACAGCTTTTTGATTGATTGATCTTGTTGGCGGGAACAATATCCCGCCCACACTTCGCTTGAAACTTCTTCGGCGGTCTTCATAAGCGCGGACCTTCCTGTACGGAAAGGCCGGCTGCTTGCAGGTGTGCTTTTGGTACGTGCCCCATGTCTTCCCCCTTCCACGCCGCTCCAACTCCAACGGAATTGTATAGCGAGAGACTAGGGGAAGTAAAGTACTTTATGGTTCATTAGGGTTCTTTTGGTTTACTGTTGCGGGGCTCCTTCACGTACCCAATCACGACCTTGGGTTCTTCGGTCTTGGACGCATTGCGCCATATCTCACGGCAGATTTCGCAGCGAACCGTATCCGGCCCGTGTTTGGTCCATTTGTGTTTGCAATAAACTTGTAGCACACCGTTCACGACTTTGGCGGAGAAAGGGGCCGGGGCGCCGTTCCGAAATATAATTCTTCGGGAACGTCTATTTTCCCGATAATAATTTCTGGTGGTGTTTTTAGTTTTTGAACGTCCCACGTTTCATCACAGATGCAGCAGAGCAGGGAATCATTAACGTTATTTTTCTTCCAACGATGGACACAGAGCACATGCGGCATAGCAATTCCTTTTTTATTTCGATGGATGAAGGAACTACCACGCCACGCCTAGCCCTTACTAAGTTTACATTTTCGATCCACTAACAGATAGTCTATCACGCATACCGTCTTCGGAACCTGCACTTAAAATCAAAGCCGACGAGAGGACTTGAACCTCCAACATCTCCCTTACGAAGGGAGTGCTCTACCATTGAGCTACGTCGGCAAAACGGGCACTTCACGAAAAATAACGAATCCAACACCTCACCAGCACCTTGAAAGTCAAAAACGTATCTATAAATCAACTAATGCATTTCTTTACGAAACAGTTGTCACACCATTTCAGACTTCTGGTATTTCTAATTTATTTGTCGTCAGAAAAAGCGCAAACAGCCATTTTACCGTCGATCTCGCGTTGTGTGGCCCAATGATTTAAGGAGTTCGTCACGGAACATTGAATACCATCAAAGTTCGTAAATTCCTCGCTCCAACACCTCACCAACACCTCGGGAATCATCGTCGCACCACGACCGGGGCGCCGTTCTTGCGGGCCTTGTGCAGCTTTTCCATGGTGTCATCCAAGTAGCTTTGCTCGAATTGCGAATAGATCTCGGTAGTCTTCACGTCCTTGTGGCCCATGAGGTCGCGCAGCGCCGCCTGGTTACTTCCGGTCTTTTGCAGGAAGTCTTTTCCAAACGTGTGGCGTTGGCCATGGAGTGTCAATTTTTTGTTTACCTTGGAGTCCCGCCGCGCTCGTTTGAAGTAACGCCAAAACGCATCGTATGTCAAGGGCACAATGGGTCCGCTTTTTTTTGGGCCAATCAGTTTTAAGAATTCTGGGGCCAAGCGAAGTTTGCGTGATCCCGTTCCGCCCTTGGTGACTTCGGGACGCAAGAAAAGATCCGCCCGGCCATCCGGGTGCCAGATAATGTCTTCCCATAAAACGCCTTCCATCCGCTCTTTGCCATCCCCCGTAATTTCAACGCGCCGCAATCCGTAATCGTGCGCCAGCCGGCAACCAATGTGGGCGTACTTATTGATCCGCTTAATTTCTTTTTCAAGCGCAGCAAATTCGTCATCCGTATAAAAGCGAGGCCGCGCTTTGGTCACGGGTGGCGCGAGGCCTTCGGGCACAGGCGATTTTTGAATTTTCTTTTGCTTGACCAGCCACGCGCAGAACATGGCAATGTCCACCAAGCGATTTCTAATCGTGGTATTGGCAAGGCCGACGAGCTGGGGGTTTTTCCGTTTTCGGGTTTGCATTTCTTCCACGTAGACTTTAAAGTCGAGTCCCAAGAGGGCGCCCAAGGTGGAAATGGAGTTGTCTATGCAGAGAAATTTCAAGGAGTTGGCGTAATGCGAAATGGTCTTCCAGCCTAAATTTTTGTTTTCTTCGAGGTACTGATCAATGAGGGTTTGTAGGTTTTCCTGCAATAGCGACGGGTCAGGAATTCCCATAGTTCCGCGCCGGTAACGGTCGCGCACAATGCCGACATAATATTCAGCGATGTAGAGCGCGGTACGCTCTTTGCCGTCGATCACCATGCGTTCGTCTTTTTTGACCACGTAATCTGTAACGGGGATTTTGCTAATTTTGGGATCGATGTGGCGGACCCGGAAGCTTCCAGCGGCTGTACGATCTTTCCAAACCGTAAATTCGGCCATGAAGATTCTCCCTTTAGCGTGCAATCATTGACGGAAACCTTTTTGCTTGACGAGAATTGTTACGGCAATGTAACATCACGAGCCAATGCACTTGAAGCCCATCATTTCGATCATGTATTACGACGGTTTATTTCACTATCACCTGCGCCAGGGGAACGAATTTTTCCGCTTTGCTCTTGATGCAGAGGCCCATGAAGATCTCAAGACTCAACAACAGCTTGCGGATTCTTTTGCGTCCGAAAAACTACTTCTTTCCGACGATCGGCCTCGCCTGTTCGAGTTAGGTTAATTACCTCCGCCTCATTGCGGCGGTCTTGGTAGTAACGCCGCGCAATCCAAATAATCTGGTTGGCCACCGCACGGTCATTGGCTTTTGCATCGGCGGTTAGAACTTCTTCCAAGTCCGGTGGAACAATCACACTGAAACGTCTATGGCTGGTCGGCATCTGGCATCTCCTTTTCCCGCTCCCACGGCAATTTGTAACGCTCCCTTAAAATCTTTTCGAGCATAACACCTACGCTCCGATAGTCTTTTTTGGCTTCTTCGCGCAATAGCTGCACCACTTCTTCGGCCATTCCCACCGTCGTATAGATCTTTTTGCTTGACATGCTTTTAACCTCTTTTGTACTTTCGGTGCATCACCGAGATGTACGGTGATGTACTAAGTTGGTTAATCGAACAAGTTCACTTCGAACCTAACGGAAACCATTAGGAATACATTAGGGTACATCATGGTTCATTTGTTGTCAAGAGGGGGAGCACTATGGAAACTGCCGAGCAATTGCCCGCAGCGTATTACGACAGCCGGATGTTATCCACGAAACAAGCGCAGGAAATGCTGGGGGTGGGCAAAGTCACCCTCTTCAAGATGATCCGCAATAAAGCCGACCCGTTGCCTTCCTACAAGGTTGGGCGCCTACGAAAATTCAAACTCGATGCCTTGCTCTGGTGGATTGAAAAGCACGCTCAATGAGCCTGACCCACGATCACCTGTACATCTGCTCCAACTGCCAAATGCCCGTCCGCGATTTGCGCGATTGCACATGCCCTGGTGATCCCGTGAGCTACATGAAGTGCATCTATTGCCGCGAACAGGAGGATTACGATGAAACCGAACGAAAACGAAATGCTACCTGCTGAAACTGTGAACAAAAAAACGGGCGAGATTGCCACTTTTGCCCCCGTCTTGCAGCAATGGGAAGTGGACCGCCAGCAAGCCGAAGCATTGGTGAAATCCGGGTTCCTACCGCCCGCCATTAACACTGTTGAGAAAGCCGTCGCCATCATCTTTAAAGGCCGCGAAATTGGCATCGGGCCGATGGAGGCTTTCTCATCCATCAACATCATCCAAGGCAAAATTAGCGTGTCGCCCCAACTCATGCTGGCCTTGGCCCGCCGCACAAAAGAACTGGAAGCCTTCGACGTGAAAAAGGACGAGAAAGAAGCCGTGGTCACCATTAAGCGCAAAGGGTTCGACCCGGTAGTGACGCGCTTTGGGATTAAAGAGGCCACTGCGTTGGGACTCATTGGAAAAGACAATTACAAAAAGCAGCCGGGCATTATGTTCCAGTGGCGGGCGCTGGCCGAAAACTTGCGCCTGACCTTTGGTGATGCGATTGCCGGGATGTATACCGCCGATGAGCTAGGCCTCGAAATGAGCGAAGACGGGGCCACGCACACCATCACCACGCGCGGCACCGTCTCCATGCCTAAGCCGCTTGAAAAGCCCAACGCGGTCGAAACGCAGGTGGTCGCATGATCCCACACGACGATCCAGCATTTGACTCGGAAATAGGATTAACCAAACGAGAAGTATTTGCAGTTCTGATGATGCACGGTTTCGCGTCGAACGGGGACGTTCCCGACGCAAAGACCGCACTCCAATGCGCCGACAATTTACTCGCAGAACTAAACAAAAACAAATAAGGGGATAGCTATGAGCCGAGAAATCACAAACACAAAAAGAACATTCAAAAAGCTGCCGCTGATTCCGGACGGACGCCGCCGATATGTTGTTACGGCGCCGGTCCTAAAACTCTACGGGAAAAACAATTCAGAATTTTTCGTGTGGTCGCTCCAATATCAGGATGACAAGGGCAACAACTGTCTGGGCGAAATTGCGCTCATGCCCAATATGCTGGCCGGGCTATTGCGTGTTTTAGGATTCCATGAGACAGAGCCCGAAGTTTTTGATTGGGACACCAACGACGCCGAAGGCCTTTCCTTCATGGCCACATCAACACAATCCCCGGACAAAAAAGATTCCACGATTACCCGCGTTCATTTCACCGAATACGCGAAAGGAGACGCCGATGAAAACGAAATCCCTTACGGCAACGATTGATGCGGGGCCGTTTTATTTCGAGCCGGAAGGCCATAAATATTTCTGCGGGAAAAAGCGCATTCCATCGGTTTCGGAAATGTTGGCAAAAGTCGGTCTTTCGAAAGACTATAAAGGCGTTGATCCGTTTTATCGGGATCGGGGCATCGCCACGCATAAAGCGATCGAATTGTATTTGCAAGGCAACCTCGATCCCACGTCTTTGGATGAGGCGATCAAACATCAATTCGAAGCATTTCTACAGTATTGGGATGCGCACCACGACGAGAAAATCTTGGCGCTTGAGAAACCCTTCTGTGATCGTGATCAGAGATTCGCAGGTACACCGGACCTCATCACCGATCGGGCCATCTACGACTGGAAATGCTCGAAAGAGCACGACCGCGTGGCTGACTTGCAAGGGCAAGCGTATAAGGTTCTCGTAGACCAATGCTTTCCCCCCGAGGCAGAGCCTTTGCCGTTTATCGTGGTCGAGCTGCACGACGACGGGACAGCGGCGGAATTCAATTACGGCGTGAATTGGGACGAGTGGGACAGCGTGCTAAGACTCCACCGATGGAAAACCCGATGAATGCGGAGCAGACAAATCTGTTCTTAGATCGGGACACGCTCGCGGATGCGCGGGAGAGCGTCCAGCGTGGATTAGAAAAAGGGCTGGCCTGTCCGTGCTGTAACCAGTTTTGCAAACTCTATCCACGCCAAATTCATTCGACGATCGCTCGGGGACTCATCCGATTTTATCGGATGAGTCGAGGCCATCCGGGGGAGTACATGCACGTCGATCGCCTCTGCCCGGATCGTAAAACAAGCGGCGATTTCGCCAAGCTTGCCATGTGGAAATTGATCGAAGAATGTCCAAAGACTCCAGAGGACACAATGCGCCGAACCTCCGGCTTTTGGAAATTGACGGAAATCGGCATCGCCTTCATTGAGAGAAAAATAAGGGTTCCTCGGGTCAAATTCGTTTACAACGATCGGATCATGGGAGAATCCCAGGAGCAGGTGGATATTACGGATTGCTTAAAAGAACGATTTAATTATGCCGAGCTGATGGCCGAAGGCGATCAATGCACATGAAGGGGGAACGGTGGCGCTTGGTGGACGGCAGCCAAATTATCATCACCTGGGACCTGCCAGACGGCTTTTTGCGCGTTTTAAATGAACACGGGAAGGTGGAAGTCATCCACGAAAATTACCTGAAAGAGCGGTCGCCCGATGGTGTGGCATAAATTCCATGCCATCCCCACCGTTACAGACGGGATCAAGTTTAGCTCTAAGCGCGAGGCCGCATACTACGCGTCTCTCCTACTGGCTAAAAAATCGGGCGATCTCTTGTTTTTCTTGCGGCAAGTCCCGTTCCATCTTCCCGGCGGAGTACGCTACGTATGTGACTTTGCTGAATTCTGGAAAACGGGCGAGGTGCGGTTTGTTGATATTAAAGGTTTTAAAACGCCTATGTACGTGCTCAAAAAAAAACAAGTTGAATCCCTTTATCCGATAACGATCATAGAAACCAAATGACCTGCCTCCACGATTTCGAGGAATACGAAAAAGAGGCCCTAGGCTGTTGGGAAAAACGTAAAGATGGCGGCGATGCAGAGTTTTTCCCCGGCACTGTAGAACGTTGCCGGAATTGCAGCCATATGCGATTTATCGCTGAACAATATCCCGACCGCCCTGTTAGCCTCTTTATGTTTAATTCTGTTCGAGTAAAATCCAGACTACTTCGGGCGGTTTTGTCAGGTCATCATCGACGTGAATGTGGCGCGGGATAAAACGGTTAGGGTTGTCCATGCACCGCGTGACGTAAATGCCAATCCGATGAAAGCCCACTTTGATCAGTCCTAAAAGCATACAGAACAAATCGTGATCGTCCGTCACCGATAAATCGACCGCGTGGCCAAACCCGTCCGGCCCTGGAATGTGCGCGGAATCTTTTACGGCGCCTTTAAGCGAGGCATTGTGCTCCAAGGACCGGCAACCGCACGTGATATGAAACGGGACGCCGGCTTGTGTGCGGGCGTCGTCGAGCCGGGCCATCGTCGCGTCGGCCACTCCGACGATTAAGGGATCTCTAATAGGGTCAAAGTTTTTGAAGATCATTCAGTCCACGTCCTTCCCGTATTTTTCATGCAAACGTTTTTTTTCTTTGGGATCTTCTCGTTGTTTCCGGATTGCCGAAACCCACTGGTCGCTATAGCTGGGCGCTGATTTTCCTGTAATTTTGTCCCAATGGCTTGCAACCGTCTCGACGAGAGGAACGATAAGCGCCAGCGTCGCTATAATAATTGGCCCCCAAAACCCCAGCCACGCCATCACCCGATCCGTCCTGCTCTTTTCCACTTCCTGCTGCATGGCCTTCTGCATTTTCAGGTGTGCCAGGTCCGCTTTGATTTCGCCAAGCTGAACGGAGATCATCCGTTCCATCTGATCGAATTTCTTGACGACGTGGTGCAAGAGCACGCTGTCTTTGTGCGTCTCGTGTTCCAGGACGGTCAAACGGGTATCCATCGACTCTTTTCCGGCGACCCCACGCAAATGATCGTCGACTTCTTCCACATGTTCCGTCAGTTTCCCGATTTCGATTTCGAGCGTTGCCAACGCCTGTTGGTTTGTGCGCTGGGTCGTGACGATGTTCATTACGTCTTCTTGAATTTTCAGCCATCGACGATCCTCGTCGCGGCGGCCCGAATCAAAGTCATCGCGCTGTGTGTGTTGCATTCTCGGGCTGGGCCATACCCGTCATGTCTTCCGCTGGCGGCGGCGCCGCTTCGGTTCTCGTGAGGGTTATTTTGTCGTCGAGCGACACGCTTTTAAGCCCCCGCAATACCTCATGGTCTTTATTGGTTAGAACGACTTGATAATCAACCGGAATTGTGATGATGTCTCCACCTTTAAGTTGGATGGTCACCGTGGCGGCTTTTAAATTTACCGACTTCACAGTTCCGGAAAAACGAGTCCAATCAATACACGCTACGCAGGCAATAAGAGCTACAGAAAATTTGTTCATGGTTTACCCCTTCGGCTTTATCGGCCCTGCAAAGATGGGGCGGCCAAGACGGGCTTGGCACGTTCCACACTTGAATTTATCCGCGTAATAATCCACGTCCCAAGTCGTCCATGCGCGACTATCGCAATCCACGTTCGGACATTCGGCCCACGTCACCGAAATGGTCCCCGAGCGCGGTGGTGTTTCTTCATGCTCCATAGATTATTTCCCTTTCGCAAAAGCAGCATTGGTTTTGCTCAAGATGTCCGGGCTGTCTGCAAACTTTCCGACCTCGGGATGTCCGGCGGTGCGGTGCGTGTTCCACGCGGCCCAGCCTCCGATTCGAACGCCCCACCAAATCGGATACCGCTGATACCAGGGTAAGCCCAGGAGCCCCATGGCCTCCATCAATACATCGTCGGCCATTTGCCGCGTGGTGATAGCGGCGTAATAGAGCCAATCGTGCACGACCGCGGGCTGGTGCGCACGATCGCCCAGCATGGCGTAAATAATGCCCAAACGTGGAACGCTCGCAAAGTCCGTAAAGAACCCAACGGGAACGGTGAATTGCCGCTTTGCCAAATCGCTCTGATAACGGAACGGATGTTCCGAAACCTCGAAAATCGAATCGCTGACCTCCGTGGTTTCGAGCGAGTCAAGAAACTTACTCATTAGGCGTCGGCTGCTCCGGGATTTCCACCGCTGCGCTGGCGGCCTTTAAATCCTTCGCGGCTTGGAGCATGGCAAGAGAAGCGGCGGTCACGGCTTGAACCTTGGGATCTGATTCCACTGTGGTGATCGCAATATTTTCCGCGACCGGCGCTTCGGCTTTAAAGATTTCTTCGATTAAGTGCGCGAGCTTGGTGAGTAATGGAATGTTCATTTGAATCTCCTTTTTTAAACGCCTTTTAGAGCCCGCGCCATTGCGTGAGCTTTCCCGATGCCCGGAAATTTCATGTGCACTTTGCGGCGGAGGTGAGTCTGCTGCTCCGGCGCAAGATTTTGTGATTGGTTCAGCGCGGACCTGGCCTGCGCGACATTTCGAAATGATGCGGGTTTGGCGTTGAAGGGTTTCATGTTATTGTCCTTGGAGTCCTTGAGTTATCGCACTGACCGCCGGAGGCACGGCCCTCGTGACGTTCCCGGCGGCAGTTCCGATTGATCCCGAATTGTCGGCAATGGCTCTCATGATTTGTGCCCCAACCTGCGGCCCATACTTACGAATGAAATAGTCGCCCAGCATTGCGCCTGCGGCCATCGGCTTGCCGGATGCCAAGAGTGCTCCGGCGCCCGCCGTGCGCATCACCGGGATTGAGCTTTTGGCGGACAACTCCCCGGCGTATTTATTATTGAGCGATTCTTCCAAAACCTTTAATTTGCTATACGCCCCACGCAACACTTGGAACGGCTGAATATCTTGTCCTGTTTGGGACATGGCTTTTGCTGCCTGATTATCAATCGCCTCTCGCACGGCGGCGCCCGCGCTGGAATACACCATGTTTTCAGGATCAAATTTCGGCTTCGTGTAGTTCGCCATCTGCTGAATCATGCCCTTGAGCGTATTGGCATCTTGCCACGAAAGATCATGGATAGTGCCTTCGTCATCGAGCGCCTTGGCTTTGATCGCATTAATAACTTTGCTCACCGCCTGGTTGTATTCCCCCTGGGGACTAAAATCCCACGGCGGAATGACAGACCCAGAATTGTTCCGTTGATACATGGACTCTAACTGTTTGAGAGCAGGTTTTGGGTCCCACAAGTGGCCTGCGTTGGTAAGCCCGTCCATGGTCGAGCCTATCGCATCTCCAACCACTCCGAGCTGGGTTTTTACGTGGTTAAACATATCGTCCGTGCTTGCCCCGGCTGAAATGGTGGGACGGCCCAAGGATTCAATCGCCTCATCGGGTCCAGCTTCTTCCGTAACCGGCGCGTGCTCGTCGTATTCAGCGCCTTTGGGACCGCCGACGACTTCACCTTCTAGGATCGGGCCTTCTTCGCCGGCTGCGGCGCCCCCGACATCGTCAAGAGGCTCGTGGCCTAACTTTGCGGCTTTTTCGGTTTTTCCGATAACGGAGAGTCCTTTTTCTTGGACAGTTTTGTACGGAACGTTTGGAACCGTTTTGTAACCCGACTGATCAGCTTTGTACCCCAGCTTTTCAGTGTCCCCATAGATTTTGTAAGACGATTTCCCAGTGATCGGATCGTTGTAATCAAAAAGTGCATGGGGTTCTCCTGTCGTCGAAGGTGTTTTAACGGTGGACAATCCTTTTTCGGCGGTTGCCGCTGCGTCAGCCCCGGCGTCACTGGCAACGCCCGCCGCTTTCGGGGCGACTCCGCCCGTCGCATCCATAATGGCTTGCTGAATTTCAGGGTGCGCCTGCGTTGCAAATTCGGAAGCTGAATCCGCCATGCCACGTCCGAATTGATTGCCCACCATCTTTTTTGTGAATTGCAAAACGCGAGATCCCAGCCAGTCCGCAATGGGTGCTGCTTTGTCGGCAATGCTGGACACAACGCCTTTAACGACTGGGTTGGCCAATTCGCCAATGCCAAGGGCGCGGGGATCGAGCATCCCGGCAACAAACCCAGCGGCTTTCGGCGGCGCTTGCGTGCCCTGTACAACCTGTGCGGCATTTTGAACGGAGTTTCCCCAGCCTCCCGGAGGTGGTTCGCCCGAACGGACAGCGCCCACCGCATCTTCGCCCATGGTCGCCAAACCTTGAAGCCCGCGTTCCGGAATCCCTGAAACGTTCCAGGCTTTTTTGGCAAGGCCGCCAATATTGGACAACGTATTTTGGTCTGGCAATTGTGTGGGGCTCTGGCCGGCAAGCATGGTAACGGGCGCAGTGAATGGCGCAAGCGCGGCCTTTGCTGCGCCGCCGACAATGGACGCAATCGGACCCGGCGCGTTGGCTGCGGTGTAATGTTGCAGCGCGTCATCAGCCAGCGTTTCGTATTGAGAGGGGTCTGTCCCTGGCGGAATTTGAACGCTTAACGATTTCCCGTCAGGCGTTTTGACAGTTAAGCTCGCCATTAGGGATTCACCGAATAGACCGTGCCGGATTTTGTCGTCTGCGTTGCCGCCGATGCTACAGGAGCGGGCGCGGGCGTGGCGGCAGCGCCTACAGGAGCCATTGGAGGCCCGCCGGTGGGCGGCATAACCTGTCCGCTCGAATTAAGGAGTCCAGAGGACATGAAGGCGGTCACGGCCTCTTTTTCCTGTTCCCAACGTTCCGGATCTTCCTGGATAATTTCCCGGTAGGCCGGGAATTGCATTTCGACAAATTTCCCAATCTGGGCCAGGCCGCTATTGCGCATGTCCGTCAAAACGCCCATCAGCTTTGTTTTGGTGTCCGCCAAGACTTGCGTGTTCCCGAGGTGGGCGATAAAGCCAGTGTAGTGGCGCAATGTTTCGACCATGTTGGTCAGCGTGGTCCCATAGCTGTTTTCCACGATCTGCGTGACGCCCGGAACGCCGCCCTGGTAAATGGCTGCAATATCCGTCGATAGATTTTCCAAATCCTGCTTGGTCAGCATCCCATCGGCGCCGCCCGCATGGTTCAGCGTGTTGATAGCTCGATCTGCGCGGGTGATCGTGGTCCCCACTTGGCCGACGACGCCATAGCGCCCCGAAATGGCTGCCTGAATCTTGCCGCCCAATTGCCGCCACGTTTTCTCGTCAGAATCGTGCTTTTTAGCGGCAGCCTTTTCGTCGCTGGCTTCCTTTTTTGAATCGGTCTTGGCATCAAGCTGATCTTGACTTGGCCCGGAACGAATCCAATTCCCGTCAGTGTCCGTAATGTAGCCTTGGCCTTCCACGACCGGATTGCCGGAAGAATCTTTTTGCCCACTGGCCACGTCTTGTGGTGTAGCCTGAAACGTCGCGCCTCGCGTAGCGGCCACGGCTTTCGGTTCGCGCAGCGCCGAGAACCAGCGCCAGAGAGCCGTGCCATCCATTTCATCCGGGAAGGTTTGCTCCGCCGTCTGCATGATCGAATCCTGATCCGCGTCGGACATCCCCTGCTTCTGCATAACGATTTTGAGCTGGCCCAACGCCTGCTGCTTTTGCATAAGGCCCTGCTTGGATAAATAGGCGCCGGTGTCGAATTCGGTTTGCTGTTCCTTGGTCGCAATCTGGGCCTGCTTTGTTTTCTCGAATGCTTGAGCAACGAGCTGCGAGTGCTCTAATTGTGTTTGCGCGTTTTGGGCAATCGTTGACCCCAGACTATTCGCTGCGCTAGCGCCTTGCGCCGCCGCGTTCAAATCAATGTTGTAGTTGTCAGCCATTTTATTCTCCGCTAATTGTTATTCGGGTTATTCGCCGCTGCGTTTGCCATGTAAGCTGGACTCGTCGTATCCATGCCCGTACTCGTCGACGGAGTTGAAGACCAACCGGCAAGTCCGTTAATCCCCGCGTTTGCGAGCCCCGTGTAGATGGCATTTTGATTCCCGGCTTGTTGCAGTGCGTTCTGATACCCGTTCTGCGCTTGAGTCCCTTCGACTCCGAGCATTTGATTCGTCTGGTTCGTAGATTGCGTGATGAGCTGCGCCAATTGGTTTTGCAGCGTTGCATTGCCGGTGTTTAAGATTGTCGTGGCCTGATCCTTGCTCATACCAAACAAATTTTGAAACGCGGTTGCGTCCATGCTGTTGACGGTCGCAAGCGCCTGCGCTGTAGCCCCTTGGCCGGCTGCGGTTTGCGTCGCGGTCGTGTTGGCTGCGGATTGACCATATTGCTGCGCTGCGGCCATTACAGGCGCGGCAATTGCTGCTCCTGCGTTGCCACGGGATAAGCCGCCGGTCGCGGCCATGGCTTGCCGAATCGCGTTTTCGGAGCCTGGAACGGTTGAATATATTTGAGCTTTGTTCGCGGCATTTGCAGCGGTCGCGGCGTCACTGTTTGGACCATAAAGACCTTGCACCTGGGCCAAATAATTTGCGCCTTGGCCTTGGATATTGCTTTGGTAGGTCGAGCCCGCCGCGTCCTGGGTGGCGGCATACTGTTTGAGGTTCGCCTGGATTTCAGCAGGCAGCGAATTGATAATCTGCTGCTGGTATTGCCCGGCATTTTGGATGGTGCTATAAAGAGCCGATAGATCAATCGTCGACTCGCCCTGGCCCGATCCAATAAGCCCGGCAATGGCTCCCGCTGCGCCGCCTGCCAGTGCGCCGTAAGGCCCCGCGACTGATCCGGCTGCCGCGCCTTGCTCGGCTCCGCTTGCTACCGATGTTCCTTGGTCTGCCATAAAATCTCCTTAGCCTTTAATTGCCGGTCCCAGGTGATACCACTGGGTCGCTGTGACTTTGATGTAGAGCGTTACGACTCCTGCCGCGTTGACGATCACAATATCGCCCACCGCGCCGGACGTGGCGAGCGGCGCTGTTGCTAAAACCCCGTTGGGGCCAACATGCACGTGCGCAACTCCAAAAAGGTCCTGAAAATTCTTTTGCACGATCGACGAATAATCGACAAGCTTGGAATCGGCCTCAATCGGCGGCGTAACCTGGCGTTCTTGTTTGATCATGCGGCCATCGCCTCCGTAATCGCCTTGCCCTTGCGCACGTAGACCGTGGGCGTCATTTGCAAAATGGCGCAAGCAAAGGCATCGGATGAAACCACGCGAAACATAACGTTGGCGCCGGACACCGGCACTGACCCGTCAAAAACGGGGACAAAAAATTCGATGAATTGCGAAAGGTCGGCGGTCGTTTGAAATCCCAGCGTGCCGGAGGAATTCAACATTTCGTTCCACGTGGAACCATTGTTTACCGAGTAATAAACGTGCATTAATGTCCCTGTATTTACTCCGTTGATCTTTAATGAACGAACGGTTTTTAAATGCAGGTTGTCGCCCAGGTCAAACGACTTGGTGCGCAGGTCCATCATGATCGGCGTCCCGTTGTCTGTGAGGGATTGGAAGCCGTTGTAAATGTTGCCGTTCAGCGCATCGCAATAGTAGATGTCATTGAAATAGGTCGCCATCGTTCCAATGCTGACGCCAGAGTGGATGCGCCAATTGTTCTCGTAG